ATTTAAAAATATCCAAGAATTTGTTACATCTTTCAATTTCACTTATTTACCAGGAGCTCAAATTAAAGCTGCTTCTGTACCAAATGGAACAGATCAAAGAATGAATGAGATCTTGGATGTACTTTACAATACAAACTTAGCAAGAACATTAGCTGATACGGACGTAATCACATTCAGATACATCGTAGATACATTCGACGGAGGTATTCAACCAAACTGTAAATTCCAACTTACTAAACTTGCTAAAAATAGACAAAAATGTTTAGCAATTTGTAACGTGCCTTCAATGAAGAAATTCTCTGACTCTATTGATCCTAGATTTACTTCAGCACCTACTGCAACTGATCCAGCTCCAATTTTACAAGCTAGATATATTGCAGATGGAGGTAACTTAAGTTTAAATCCTTCATTCACGTTCTCTTTACCTGATGAAGATTTAGGAGCAAAATTCTCGGGATTCTTCTCTCCGTTTTTAACAATCAGAGAGAATGGTAAGAACTTAAACGTTCCGCCATCAGCATACGTTTCCAACAACTTCATTCGTAAATTTATTACAGGTGAACCTTATTCAATCGTAGCTGGTCTTAAAAGAGGTATTATCTCTGCTGGTAACTTAGTTGGTCTTGAGTATGATTTCGATATTGAAGACAGAGAATACTTAGAGCCATTCGGTATCAATCCAATCATCAGAAAAAGAGGTGTTGGTATTGTTATCTACGGTAACCAAACAAGCTACCAAAGAACTAACTCAGCATTTAATAACCTACACGTTAGAGACTTATTAATCACTGTTGAATCTGCAATAGAAGAAATACTTTCTAACTATGTGTTTGACTTCAACGAAGACAACGTAAGACTTGAAATCAAAACATTAGTAGACAACTATTTAACTGGGGTAAGATCTGTTGGAGGTATCTATAACTACTTAACTATTATGGACTCTTCTAATAATACTCCTGCAATCATTGATCAAAATATCGGTATTATCGATGTAATCATTGAACCTGCAAGAGGTATTCATAAGTTTATTAATAGAATGACAGTTACTAGAACAGGTGGTATTGCTTCTGGAGGATTTGCGCAATTTAGCTAATAAATTTGAGAGTAAATCAGAAAGAAAAATATATAAAATAAAGACATGGCAGGATTACCACATTATTCAAGTTCGAAAGCTTCGGTTAATAAATTCGAACCAGTTTTCCTTAATCAGTTCGAGGTGACTATTTCACCTCCTACTGGTGTTCTACAAGTTCAAGGAAATCCTGGTAGCGGAAATATACTTTTAGAGCAGGTGACCAATATTTCAGGTTTGCAAGTAGATCAAAGTGCTGGCGAGATCACTCAACAGTACAAATTTGCTAAAAGATACTATGCTGGAGCAGCTCCTCAAAGAACTGGTCTTGATGTATCAATAGGATTTGAAGTCAACCTTGATGATGATAATTCGATGTATGTTTTCAAAATACTTCGTCAATGGTCAGATTTAATTTATAATCCTATTACAGGAGCAATGGGGCTTAAAAAAGATTACACAGGAAATATTTTAATTAATGTTTTTAATAAGCAAGGTGATATTTTTAGAAAGATCAATCTTAAAGATTGTTTCCCTATGGCACCTATAACGGATATGGGATTAAACTATACTCAAGCATCTATTTACAAAATAGATATACAATGGGCAGTAGATTATTTCGACGACGTATTTATATAAATATAAAACAAAATGGCAGGATTACCACATTTTAGCTCAGCAAAAGCAGCAGTTCAATTATACGAACCAGTATATCTTAATCAATTTGAGGTTATTATTCAACCTCCTGTTGGTGTAGCCCTTCCAGCAGGAAACGGAGGAAGATCGCTATTAGTAGAAAATGTACTTTCAGTTTCAGGTTTATCTGTTGATAAAAACCCAGGTGTAATGGAACAAAAGTATAAATTCTCAAAAAGAAGATATGCAGGTGGAGCAGTTGATGATACAGGAGTAAAAGTTAGAATTGAATTTGAAACTAACTTAGATGATAATAACAGCAACTACGTATTTAAAACTATGCGTCAGTGGTCGGATTTAATCTATAATCCTTTAACAGGTGCTACTGGTATTAAAACTACATATGCTGGAGGAACTTATATACTTGTATCAATATTCAATAAAGAAGGAGACGTATTTAGAAGAATTAAATTAGTGAATTGCTTTCCAACAGATCAAATAAAAGCAATGGATTTAGATTATACTAACGGAACAACACCTTATAAAGTTGCTCTTTCATTTAGAGCTGATTATTTCGAAGACGTTTTTAATTAAAAAAAATCAAGGGAATATATAAATGGAGACTCAACAAAGTCTCCATTTTTGTTTGATATTATTTCTTACAAGAATGGCAATCTTAAAATAATATGGACGACGAGTGTGACTCAGAAACAGAAAAGAAGACTTGCCTCAATCTGCTTAATCCTAGCAACGTTTTTCAATCCATTCGGATTCGATATCCTTTTTGCAGCATTAATGAAATGGACACATTCCTATTGGCATACTGTCGCAATTTTTTATTTCCTTTCGGGATTGTTCTTTGGTCTTTACTTTTTTTTATCATCTAATAGGAAACTAAAAAGAAAACAAGAGTAAAAGAAATATAAGAAAAAAAATATGATTGAAAATTTTGACGATGAGCTTCTAAACGAACTCAACAAAAGAGAAGCTAAATCTAAGTTTGAGTATGATTCTCAGTATAATTCTCATCAAAGAATAGAAGAACCAGATCCAGATGTCGAAGACGTAAGAATTCCTGAATGGATACCAACATCCGATAATGTAAATCCAAAAAATTTAGGAAAAGTTAATATCAATAAAACTCCTCTTGGAATGGAGTCTGAATGGAAAAATATTCCCGCGGACACTTTACCTTCTAAAGGATTTGGATACCCGGATGGATTTGAAATTGCAATTAAAGCAGCTAAGGTTACAGAAATACGTCAATTCTCTACTGTGGACGAAAGTGACAGATTAGATTTGGATGATAAATTAAATTCAGTCGTTGAAAAATGTATGAAAATACGTTGGAATGGCGGAGTTTTAGAATCATACGATCTTTGGTACGAGGACAGATTTTTTATTATTATGTCAATAAGAGATATGACTTTCTTGAAAGGAGAGAATAGAATCTTATTACCTATTACAAAAAACTGTACTAAAGAAGATTGTAATATCCCCGATATGATAGAATTAAAATCTAATCTATTAGATAGCTTTGTTATAGATCCAGAGATATTAAAAAGATACAACAAAGATTCTTATTCATTCAAATTTATACCGAAAGATGGAAGTGCAGAAATGGATCTGTATATTCCTACTGTAGGCGTAACTACTATTTGTAGAAGGATCATTTCAGATAAAAAAAGAAAAGGTAAAAAGTTCGACGAGAGCTTTGCAAAAGTTGCAACTTTCATAATTCCTGACTGGAGAGGTCTAGACGAAAGATTATACGATCAATACGAAAGAGCATCAACTGAATGGACACCATTACAATTCTCCATAGCAGATCAGATTAGTGAAAAAATTAATTTTGCAACAAAATCAAGAATCTACACCAAATGTGAAAGCTGTGATGGGGAGGTCACAGCAGAGATTTCCTTTCCCGGAGGATACAGATCCCTTTTCATTATTTCAAATATCCTTGAGCAACTATTTTGATATTAAATTTAGACTTTGGGAAGAATTTAAACTTTCAATAGATAATTTAGAATCTCTCCCATTTTATGAATATCAGCTATACATAGATAAGCTTAACGAAAAAATAGAAAGAGAGAATAAGAAATCAGAACAGGGTGATTTAGTAGAAGCATTTTCATTTTCAAAGCCAAAAAGTTAACTTTTTGGCTTTTTAGGTATATAAAATAAAATAATATTTTGGCAGGAGAAACAGGAACACAAGGATCAGAATTTCCAATTTTTAAATCGGGTGAAGGCGCTTTTGATAGAGCTAAATTTAAAGAGCAAGAAAGCGCAATGATAACTCCAACTGGTCAAGTAACGGGGAAAGAAATTGACGATGATTTAAAGAAGAAAAAGAAATCTGCGGATGATGTTATAAAAGAAGCTAATACATTCTATAATAATGAATTTCAAAAAAATCTAAAAGCTTTAGATCCTGCTTATGATCCGGCTATTGTGTATTATTCAGAGGCTTATGATTCGTCAGGGGGAAACAGACTTAGAATAAAAAGCAAAATAGATAAAGGTGAAGCTATAGACGGAAAAGAAATTTTCGAAATGGCTAAAGGTGCAGCTGAGAATAAAATAGGAAATGCACAGATTCTTAAAACTGGTAACGTAACACAAATAGTAGAAAATTTAGGACTATCAAATATAAAAGAGTACGAAAAGTACGATTCAGTCAAAGAGGAGTTTGATAGTAAAGTAAAAGATGATAAACTTAAATTTGATGATCTATTAAGTAAATTTTCAAAAATTGTTGGATATTTTAATGAAACCGGACCTATGGCTG